TAACAAAGGCAAGGTTGCTAAATAATTATGGGTAGTACAATGAATTATTATTTTACAGGAATATTGATAGTTTTGTTTTGCTTATTAGCATTTATAAAACCAGCATATCCTGACGAAACACAAAATAATACATCTGGCTCAAACACTATGATTGATGGTGGTTATACATCTAACGCTACTACAACTTATCAATCAGGCTCATCATCAAATACTACAACAAACTCTACATCAAACTCTAATATTAAATCTGCACCACCAACAGCATCAGCACCATCATTCTCTGCTCAAAGCCAAGATGTTTGTGCAACAGGAGTATCAGTAGGTATTCAAACATTTGGTACAGGGTTTTCAGGTGGTAAAACAAATAGAGATATGAACTGTGAAAGAATTAAATTAGCAAAAGTATTATATGACTTTGGAATGAAAGTAGGCTCAGTTGCTTTACTATGCCAAGACGAAAGAGTCTTTGAGGCCATGATTAACGCTGGTACACCTTGCCCTGTAGATGGAAAGATAGGTAAAGATGCTTTAGCAATATGGAATAAGTACGACCATGAAAGACCAGATTACGAAACTTATGTAAAACGAATTAAGAAAAGAGAAAAGATAGACAAGAAATTAAACAAAGAAGAAGCTGAAACATTAGAGTTACATACAAAATGATTTGGTTAATAATTTTTATAGGAGTAATGGCATATGCAGTATATCGTATCAATCGTTTTGTTGATGATATTAACCCTTACAACTTCAAAAGCAGAAACAACAAATAATTTAGTTTCACAAGATTTTACAAGTGGTTGGTCAGGAACAAACATAGATACTACACATGGTAGTGGAGTTATAGCTGGAGTTAATAATGAATATGTAGAATCCGATAGTGTTTCTTTGAATGATTCTAATGTAAATAAAGGTTCATTAAACAATGGCTTTGAAATAACAGGCTCATCTAAAATATGGTTTTGGAATAGTAATTCACAATCAGTTACACAATCTATCAAAGTAACAGATGATAATGGAAATCTAACTACACAGAATAGAACCATATCAGGAAGTTGTGCTACATTTAATGGCTGTGCATATGAAGATATGACAGATACAATGATCTTTGGAAAGAATACAGTACAAGATTATGATGTTGTTTTAAGATATGATTTTTCTGTTCCTAATACTACAGGACACTATGGTGCTGATCTCAAAGAGCCTAGTCTAATTGTAAATTATACTTATGTTCCTGATATTAATGAAACTGTAGAACAAGAATTAATAAATTTATTTACTGATTTTGAACCAGAAGAAAATATTAAAATTGAAGAACAATTTACATTTGAGATATTTGAAGAACCTACAATGGAAGTTATGGAAGAACCTATTATGGAAGAATTTATCGAAATTGTTTCTATTACTGACGAGCAACCTGAAACCATAGAATCAGAACCTGAGATTATGGAAGAAATTATTGCAGAAGAAAAGCCTGAAGAAGAAGTAATAACAGAAGAAATTATACAAGAAGCTAAAGAGGAAATGCCAGAAGAAATTGTAGAGGAAGCACCAGAACAGATGACAGAAGAAAAAGAAGAAGAAATTATTGAAGAAACAGCAAAGGAAACTACAGAAGAAGCACCTAAAAAAGAAGTTAAAACAAAGGTAACAGATAAGAAAACAAAGAAACCTAAGATAGATAATATTATGGCCAAAGTAGATGCTCAAATTAAAGATAGTGCTAAAAACTTACAGATTAAAAACATTATAAAACTAGATGCTATGAAAAGCGATCAGGTTTCACTTACAGATTACAATAATGTGGAGTTTTACAAGCCTAAAGATATTTATTTGAATCAGATCGAGATATTTGATAATAGGTCTATATATGCCAATGTTGATTTAGTGAAATATACTGCTAATGATATAATGGAAGTTAAGATAAAAAAACTAAATGAAATTAAGTCTAAAAAAAGACTATTACTTTTAGAATTACAGGAGTTAAAAAATGGTTAAAAAAATACAAGACAATCTTACAAACATAGTTGTAATACTAGGTCTTATTGCTTCTATTGGTGCTGGATTTACTAAATTTGCTAAGATGGAATCTACAATCGAACAATTATCTAATCAAACTGCACCAGATTTATCTGGCATAGAAAACAATGGATTTGCAATATTAGATATTAATAAAGAGATAGCTTTAATACAAAAAGAATTAGAAACTCATGGTCATAACAACGATCATTCACATGACAATTCTGCTATTAAAATATTACAAAAAGAAATAGAAGTTTTAAAGTTAGAGATTGAAGAATTAAAAGAAGCATCTAAAAACCCATTAAGCTAATGAAATTTATTTTAGCTTATACTATCTGCTCAGCAATTACAGGATATTGCAATACTCCATTAGTACACCCTGTAGAATATAATAGCTGGACAGAATGTACTAAAGCTGGTGCTGTAATAACAATAAAAGTAACTAACGAATTTCAGGAAAAATTTAATAAGGAAAAAATGTATATTTCTTATTTCTGTAATGAAAATAACTCTAACAAAACCACAACTTAAAGTATCATCTAGTAAAGCAAGATTTAGAGTTCTTATAAGTGGTCGTAGATTTGGCAAGACTTATCTGGCTGTAACTGAGATGATGAAATATGCCTGTCAGCCTAATAGAAGAATCTGGTATGTAGCACCTACATTTAAAATGGCTAAAGAGATCGTTTGGGGAACTCTTAAAGAAATGCTTAATCAATTTAATTGGATTGAAGATATAAACGAAACAACAATGACTATTACGATAAGACAATCGAATAGTATAATCTCACTAAAAGGGGCTGATGCTTATGATTCACTTCGTGGAAGTGGGTTAGACTTTTTAATCTTAGATGAATTTGCTGACATAGATAAGCGTACTTGGTACGAAGTATTAAGGGCATCTATTTCAGATAGATTAGGCCATGTATTATTTTGTGGAACACCTAAAGGTTATGGTAATTGGTCTTATGAATTATATTTAAAAGGTAAGCAAGATAAGGAATGGGAGAGTTTTCAATTTACAACTATTCAAGGTGGTATCGTATCTGCTGAAGAAATAGAACAAGCTAAACAAGATATTGATATAAGAACTTTTAGACAAGAGTTTGAGGGTACATTTGAGAACTATGCTGGTAGTGTCTATTATAACTTCCACCCTGTAGATAATGTTGTTAAACGAGAAATAGATTGGGAAAAGCCTTTGCATATAGGAATGGACTTCAATGTCGATCCCATGTCAGCCTGTGTTGGGCAAATAGAAAAAGATAAAGTTTATTTTGTAGATGAAGTAATCATTTATGGAAGTAATACTGATGAAATGGTGCAAGAACTTAGAGATAGATATGGAACTAAAATGCAAATATTTATATATCCTGACCCAGCATCTAAACAACGAAAGACATCTGCTGGTGGGAGAACTGATTTATCTATTTTACAAAACGCTGGATTTAAAGTTAAGGTTAAACATAAACACCCAGCAATAAGAGATCGAGTCAATGCTGTGAATAGTAGGCTCAAAGATTCTAATGGCGAAAGACATATTTTTGTTTCACATTCTTGCAAAACGCTGATAAAAGGGTTACAAAGACAAATATACAAGGAGAATACAAATATTCCTGATAAGGAAGATGGATTCGATCATATGAATGACGCACTAGGTTATATGATTGATTATTTAAAACCATTAACTACTCAGGCAAGATTTAATGCTCCAACAAGATGGACAATGAAGTAATTTATGGCATACACTAGAGATCAAGCATTAGACACCCACAAAGACTACTCTGAAACAATTAATAATTGGGAGTATTATATTAGATCATACAATGGTGGCTATGACTATATGATCGGCCAATACCTAAACAGATATAATTTAGAATTAGATAACGAGTTTAATCAAAGACTAGCTAACACTCCATGCGATAATCATTGTAAAAACATTATTCAAATTTATTCATCTTTTCTTTTTAGAGTTAGACCAAGTAGAGATTTTGGTTCTATGCAAGATGAACCCTCATTACAAAACTTTTTAAAAGATGCTGACTTAGAGGGTAACAATTTAAACGCAGTAATAAAACAAGCACAAAACTATGCTTCTATTTATGGTCATTGTTTCATGGTATTAGACAAGCCTAATATTGCTACTAACACTAGAGCAGAAGAATTAGATCAAGATATTAGACCATACTTATCAATCGTTACTCCAGAGAATGTATTAGATTGGAACTTTGAAAGACAAGTTAATGGTAAGTACGAACTTAACTATTTAAAAATCAGAGAAGAAGTAGATCGTAATGGTGGAACATACATGAGAATTTGGTATCCTGATAGAATAGATACTATCTACATGGAAGAAAGAGAAGAACCTAGATTAATTGATAGTGTTCCAAATATGATTGGTAAAATACCAGCAGTAATTTTATATAATTCTAAATCACACAAAAGAGGAATAGGTCAATCAGATTTAACAGATATAGCTGATCTACAAAAATCTATTTACAACGAATACTCTGAGATGGAACAATTAATTAGATTAACGAACCACCCATCATTAGTTAAAACTCCAAGTGTAAATGCAAGTGCTGGTGCTGGTGCAGTTATTGAAATGCCTGATGAACTAGAGCCAAACTTAAAACCATATTTACTACAACCATCTGGTCAAAACTTACAAGCTATTATGGAGTCTATAAATAACAAAGTAGATTCTATAAATAGAATTGCACATACGGGTGCTGTTAGAACACAAAAGACAGGAATAACATCTGGTGTTGCACTACAAACAGAATTTGAATTATTAAATGCAAGACTATCAGAAAAAGCTGACAACTTACAAATAGCAGAAGAACAACTATTTAGATTATATGCTTTATTCCAAGACACTACATTTGATGGAGAAATAAATTATCCTGATTCATTTAACATTAGAGATTATGCAAGTGATCTTATGTATTTCCAACAAGCTAAAGCACTTGATATTGGTTCATCTACATTCGCAAAAGAAGTTGATAAAGAAATTGCTAGAGCAGTTGTTGATGATGATGAGAAGTTAAACGAAATCTTTGATGAGATTGATGCACAAGCAGAAGTAGGTCAGTTCACACAAGACGAACCGGAACAAGTAGATCAAGAAATAGAACAAGAGCAGATATAAAAAAGGCGACCATTAAGATCGCCTTACTTTTAAATTAATTTTAAATTTAAGCTGATTGTTGTCTTAAAACATTATTTGTATAATGATAATCAAAAGACCACCAAGCGTGTCTTTGCTCTTTTGAAAGACTTAATAAATATTTTGCTTTATCATATTCTTGTACCAACTCAGAATAATTAGGGTCATTTTTTTCTAAAGTAAAATTAAAATCCCTAACAGCTACAAACATAGTTACATAGTTTTCAAGTATTGCAGTTTTTAAATCAAAAGCATTATTTTCAAATGGTAGTTCTCCTGAATTATACCAAATTTCATTTGCTTTTTCATAATCTCCGGCAACCCAACTATCATAAGAATGTCCGGTACATTGAATAATGTATAAGCCTGTTTTTTTTTCTTTAATAGACTTACAATCTTTTTCAACACTCCATATTTCAAGACCAGATTGATCTGCAATAGCATCATAACAAATTTTCATTTGTTCTAATGTATGTTTTGTTTTACTTCTTGAGTTTGTTAGTCTTAATCTTATTTTTGGTAGTTTGATCATTTTCTCTCTCCTTTGTTTATTTATATATAAAATTTATAAAATATTGATATAAAGGTCAAATAAATTATAACCTAGTAAATGCTAGTTTTTTGATGGAACAAAATTAGAACAAATGGCTGATAAAGTTAAAAAAGCAACATTATATCGAATCAAGCAAATAGAACTTGCAGAGGCAGAATACTATAAAACATTAATAGCAACATTAGATAGAATAGAACGAGAAGTAGTATCTGTTGCTGGAAGATTACCTTTAACAGATGGAAAGTTAGTAGAACTTCAATCAGCTATTGCTATCAGGCCACAAATAAAAGCTATCTTAGAAAGAGAATATCTTAAATGGTCAGATACAGTTGTTAGAGAGGGTTTTAATAAACAAGCTAAAAGAATAGAAAAAGCATTTAAGTTAATTGGCAATATACCACCTGAATTTCAAGAATTAACTAAAGGCGATAAAGCACTTATCCAAAATTTAAAGCAACAATACTTTACGCAATTCAAAGATGTATCAAATACATTTACAAGACGATTATCAGAAAAAGTTTATCAGAATACATTAGTTGGAAGTGAGTTTGCAGTATTAGAAAAAGAACTTAGACAAACAATCAATGGTATCTATGCTAGTTCAGATGACCCAGAGATAACTAGATTGATTACTTACATAAATAGAAATCAAAACTCTGATAATACTACTATTCAAGCTAAAGTTGATAAGTCAGTTCAAACATTACAATCTAAATTTGCTAGAGATCGTGCTGGAGAAAATATGAAAAGATATGCTGGTCAAATACTTAATGATTCACTTAGAGATTTTGACGCAACATTAAACTTTAACAAATCACAAGACGCTGGTTTAACTTATGTAAAATATTATGGAGATGTAATACCTACCACTAGGGAAATTTGCAGAAATGTAATTAATGGAGTATATAACAAGAGGAAAAGTGGACTTTTCACAATTGATGAAGTCAATACACTTTGGGCAAGTAGAAGTTGGTCAGGTAAAAAATCTGGCAACCCTTTAATTGTTCGTGGTGGTTATAATTGTCGGCATCAATGGTCTTATGTCAATCCAGATTGGTATGACAGTAAAGGCGAACTAATAATATAACAATAGGAGAACAAATGTCCGAAGAACAAACAAATGTTGCACCAGAAGTACAAGCAACTGAAACACCAAAAGAAGAAGTTAAAGTAGATACACCAAAACAAAATACTTTCACTCAAGAACAATTAGACAACATAATCAAAGCTAGACTTGAAGCAGAGAAATCTAAATACGAGAAAAAACTTCAAGAAGAAGAAAAGCAAAAAGCTGAAATCTTAAAACAAAAACAATTAGAAGAAGCTAAGACTAAGCAAGACTTAGAAAAGATTATGCAAGAAAGATTATCTGAAAAAGACTCAGAATTACAAAGAGTTAAAGATCAGATTAAAAAAGAAAAAGTAGATAATTCAATACTATCTGTTGCATCTTCAAACAAAGCTATTAGCCCAGCACAAGTTGTTGCTTTACTAAAAGATGAAGTGAAGTACACAGATGATGGTCGTATAGAAGTAGTTGATAATAATTCTAATGTACGATATAACGCAAATGGAGAACTACTTACAATTGAAGATCGAGTTAAAGAGTTCTTAGATAGCAACCCACACTTCCGTCAAGGGTCTCTGTCTGGTTCAGGAAGCCAGAGTGCTATTGGTGGTAAAACTGTTAAACCTTTTAATCTACAGGACTTGGACTTAACAAAGCCAGAAGATCGTAAAGCCTATGCAGAATATAGGAAGAAACGAGATTCGGGTTCTGTTGAGATTAACTTAACAAAATAACCTTAATAGGATAATAAAATGGCAAACGAAAGCACAAGTTCTACTCTATCGGAACTATACACAGAGATAGTAGCAGAGGCTCAATTCGTAGCATCTGAAAAATCCATCATGAGAAACTTAGTTAAAAACTATGCTATCACGGGTGGTGGAAAAGCAGTTGAAGTTCCTGTTTATGCACAAGTATCAGCATCAGCAGTAGCAGAAGCAACTGATCTTTCTAACACAGCAATCGACCCAAGTTCAGTAACTATTACTGCATCTGAGGTTGGTGTTATGACTACTCTAACAGACTTAGCAAGAAATTCAGCACCTAGAAATGTTGCTGGAGACATTGGTAAATTGTTTGGAGAAGCATTAGCTAGAAAACAAGACGCAGACTTAATTGCATTGTTTGATGGCTTCTCAACTACACTAGGAGATGGTACTACTGCTATTTCTCCAGCTGTAATCTTTAATGCTCTATCTACTTTAAGAGCAAATTCATTACCAGCTAACGAATGTGCAGTTGTGTTACACCCTAAAATCGCTTACGATCTAAAATCTGGCTTAACTAATACTTTTGCTGGTTTAGATACAGAGAACTCTAACGAAGCCCTAAGATCAGGTTTTGTTGGTACTCTTGCTGGTATGCCAATATTTGAAACTTCAAACATGGCTGATACTGGTACTGCTGGTGATTACAAAGGTGGTGCTATGCATAAAGACGCATTAGCAATCGCTATGATGCAAGATGTTAAAATCGAAACTCAAAGAGATGCGTCTCTTAGAGCAGACGAAATCGTTGCTACTTCAGTATATGGTGTTGGAGAAATCCATGATTCATATGGTGTTGAGTTACATTACGATTCATCAATCCAATAATAATTGGATACTTTGTGAGGGTGGGAAACTGCCCTCGCAACTAACATAGGAGAATAAAATGGTAAAATTAGTATTATCAAATGAGAAGATGGTTACTTTAAAAAGAGGTAACAAAACAATCACTAGAAGTCAGTTAGATTATGAAACTAATAAAGTGATGTATGATTTTAGAGGTTTTAAACCTGAGCAAGATGTTGTAAAAGAAGTTAAAGAAGTTGTTACAGAAAATGTAGTACCTTTAAAAAAGAAAAGAAAAACAAGGAAGAAAAAAGATGAACAAGTGGATTTGGAAACAAACTAGAAAATGGAGTAAATGGGTTTGGAGAAAAGCTGTTAGTAACCCAATGTATTCTATTCCTTTAGTGTTAATAATTGCTTATTTAATTTGGAAGTAGATTATGGCTAATTATACGGGTGCAGATGTTATCGTTGCTGGAGATGTAACTAAATATCAACCAGATGCGTTTGATTTTGGTATAGCTTCAACTGATACAGAAGCAGTTAATTTCTTTGCACAAACTACTAATGATATTTTCAGACAATTAAGAATAGAATGGTGGCCTGTATATAAAACAAACATATTTACAGATATTACAGTTTTAAATACTGCTGAGATGGTTAATACAAAAGTTAATTTAGATCAGTTTGAACGGGCTGGTGTTTATCTATTTCTTGGAAGATTCTTTTTACCAGCATTAACTAAATTTAGACCAGAAACAGAAAAAGATAGATTTGAAAGAATGGCAGAATATTATATGAGCCAATACAATATCGAATGGAGAATGATATTAGAAGATGGTGTAGAATATGATGTAGATGCTGATGGAACTATCATATCTAACGAGAGAGAACCTTTACATGGATTTAGAAGATTGACTAGATAATGGCTTTAGATTTAAAGATCAAAACTAATGCTAAATTTGTCGAAAAAAGATTTAAAAGAATAGAAAAAAGATTCAAAGGCATAATCCAAAAAGGAATACTACAAGCTGGTTTTCAATTATTAGATATTATTAGAACTAAGACTCAAAAAGGAATAGATTTTAGAGATGTACCTTTTGTTCCTTACTCACAAGGTTATTTAAAGAAATTACAAAAAGAGGGTAAATCTACAAAAGTTGATTTATTTTATTCAGGT